AATATCCATCCGATGCGGCAGGTAGAACATCTGGTGCGGTTGACCCTAATCTTTATCAAATTACACCACCTTGTGAATTGGAGTTTTTTATTGATGAAAGTAGTTCAGATTCAATTTTGACACAAGCATATAATTATTTAAGCACAATTCCGTATTTCAGCGGTTCATTAGAAATTTAATATGGCATTACAAAGAGATTACATATTACCAAATACATCCCTCATAGTTAGTGGGGCTTATCATATTGTTACTGATGTTTCGGTTAATAAGAGGAATAATAATGTTCCCGAACCTGTTAAACCTGTTGATGATATTGTACAACCCGAACCTATTTATGATAATCTACCACAAGGTAGACAAATGACCGATGAAGAAAAGTTAAGTACTATACCAACAAACTCAATTCAAACTGGTTCGTTTGATATCTCACAAACTGATGATTTATCGGTTTATTGGGAAAATGGATACACTTCACGAATAGCTATTAGTGTTTATGCTTCTAAAGATGCTAGAGATGAAGGTAAAAATCCAATTGCAGTTTTGGGATATGATACCAATAGAATTGAACCAAATGTTCAATTAGGTACAAAAGGACTTGATGCAAAAATTATTTTTAAAACGAATATGGAAAGTGAAGATAATATTTTCACACAAGCATATAATTATTTAAAAACAACGGACTATTATAGTAGTTCAATAGATATCTAAATTATGATACATACAAAAATAGAAGAAACAACGGTATTAGGAAAAAAAGTAAATAAAGTAGTAACATTGGTTCACAATTATGATTTATCATCAGATAAATGTACTATTGGATTTACTCTAAGATATAGAGACCCTCTAAGAGAGTCTCCAGCAATTCCTGATACTATTCAATTATCTGATACTTGGGATTTACCATCAGATGTAGTTGGTGCTTGGAGTGGTAGTAATAATTTCTTAGCAGATAAGTTATGTGAACACTTAGGATTTACAGTAGTAGCACATGGTTCTACCGATATGGAATTAGAATACTAATTTTCAAAAAAACAAATATTTATTAACAAACGATATTAATTATGGAATATACTTGGAAAATTAAACAATTAACCAAACAACATAGTGGGGATTTAGACAATATTATTGTAGGTACAAGATGGGAAGTAACTGGTACTGATGAGGATGGATATGCGGGAACATTTGTTGGAGCTACACCTTTCCCACTAAGTACAGTCGATACTAATAATTTTACTCCATATGAAGAATTGACGGAAACGCAGGTACTAACTTGGATTAAAAACACAGTTAGTGGTTCGGCTCTTACATCATATTGGGACCATATTAGCGAAAGAATCCAAAAAGCTATTGATGCGGAGAAAAATATAAAAATAACAATTGATAGTAATGATTTACCTTGGTCACCAACTTCCGGTAGTGGTGAAGTAGGATTACCACCAGTTTAATTTGATTTTTAAACTTAGTTTATACAAATTTCAAAAAAATAAATTAAAATATTTTGTCCAAAACGCTTTTTAAATGTAAAATTGTGTTTTGGACATTTTCTTTATATTTATAGATGTATTTTTATAGAGAAATACAAAAAGATTTTAAAACCGAAATTGGAGAAATAAAATGGCAGAAAGAATTGTATCACCTGGCGTTTTTACAAGAGAAAATGACCTATCATTCTTATCACAAGGAGTAGGCGAAATTGGAGCAGCTTTTATTGGGCCTTTTAAACAAGGACCAGCATTCGTTCCAACTATTGTAAGAACACAATCAGAGTTCGAAGAAACCTTCGGAACACCTGATGGAACTTATTATACTGAATATGCAGTACAAAACTATTTAAGAGAAGCTGGTTCAGCAACCATCGTAAGAGTAGCTGGTGTAGATGGATACACTCAAGCTCAACCTTTGGGTATTTTTGCTTCTGGTTCAGAAGGTTCTGATAAATTAATTGGTGTGATGTATAACACTAACAATGGAGACCAAGAAGTTGGATTCATCGGAGCATATCCTACATTTGGAGATGATTTAGCCGGTGATGGTAAATTCTTACTTAGTGGTTCTAACTTTGGTGGGTATGTATCAGCATCTATTAATCCATCCGATGTAAATGATTTATCTGATGTATTTGGTGAAGCGGCAATTGTACCAACAACTGGTAAAAAAGCTTACACTTATATATTCTTTGAACATAGTGGTTCATTACTAAGTGCACATCCATCAGCTTCTATTTATGTAAAAGAATTAGAAGACCAAGATTATACAAATGGTGGGTCTGATGCATTTTCTGCAGCATCAACTCCTTGGGTTAAATCTCAAAACATTTCGGGTGATAGATACGATTTATTCCGTTTCCACACAATTGGACATGGTACATTATATAACACCAAATTTAAAGTTGGTATTTCTAATGTAAAAGCAGCTGGTGAAGATGGTTCAACTGATTACTCAACTTTCACTGTAACTATCCGTTCTTACTCAGATACCGATAAGAGAAAAGTTGTATTAGAAACATTTAATAATGTAAACTTAGACCCTGCTTCTACAAATTATATTGCTAGAAGAATTGGTGATAGATACGCTACTATTGGTTCTGATGGTAAGATTACCGAATATGGTGATTACTCACTTAAATCAAAATATTTAAGAGTTGAAGTTAAAGAGGCAGGGGCATTCCCAATCTCAGCAGCACCATTCGGACACGCAGCTTACTTTAATCCAATTAAATTAGCAACTGCAGATGAATCTTTAGTACCTGCTGTTGTATTCAACACTGGTTCGGTAAATAACTCATCTTCATCTCCTGTTTATTACTCTGGATTTGATTTTGAAACAACTGGTGTATCTAAAGATAACAAACAATATTTAAAAGCACTTCCATCTGGAGTAGATACTGGAGCAAATTCAGTATTCTCATTTGATGCTGGAACTTTCTCATTTGAAATGACTGGCTCAACTTCAGCGGATATGGTTAAGAGACAATTCGTATTAGCATTCCAAGGTGGATATGATGGTATGAACCCAACTAAGAAAGCAGCAAAAGCTGGTGATGCAGAGTGGGGAGCATCAAACACTCAGGGATTTGATTGTACAAACAACGCGAGTGGTGGTACTGTTTCTTATACTAGAGCAATAAACGCAATTTCAAACGCTGATGAATATGATATCAATATGGTGGTAACGCCGGGTATTGTAAGAAGCTTACACCCATCGGTAACTACAAATGTTATTGATATGACTGAAGCTCGTTCAGATGCATTCTACATCGCTGACTTCAACGATTATGATGATACAATTACTGAAGCAACTGAGCAAGCAAACTCGGTAGATTCAAACTATGTAGCAACTTATTATCCTTGGGTTAAGACGATTGATAGTAATACAAATAAAATTATGAGTGTTCCACCATCAGTATTGATGCCAGCTGTATTCGCTTCCAATGATAGATTGGCAGCAGAATGGTTCGCACCTGCTGGTTTGAATAGAGGTGGTATTACTGGGGCAGTTAGTGTACTAAATAGATTAACACACTCTGAAAGAGATACTCTATACGAAAACAAAGTAAACCCAATCGCTTCTTTCCCTGGACAAGGTATTGTGGCATTCGGACAGAAAACATTGCAAGATAGAGCATCCGCATTGGATAGAATTAATGTGAGAAGATTGTTAATCACTGTTAAGAAGTTTGTGGCATCTACATCTCGTTACTTAGTGTTCGAACAAAACACCGCATCTACGAGAGCAAGATTCATCAACACTGTACAACCTTACTTAGAGGCAATCCAACAAAGACAAGGTTTATACGCATTCAGAGTGGTGATGGATGAAACCAACAATACTCCTGATGTTATAGATAGAAACATTTTGGCTGGACAGATTTTCCTACAACCTGCTAAGACCGCTGAATTCATTGTAATTGATTTCAACATCTTACCAACTGGAGCATCGTTCTCAGCATAATGAATCAAAAATTAGTTAATTGAATATTTATATTTAAAATAAAGGAAAAATAAAATGGCTGAAGTATTAGAATTCAACGATATGTTCTTTACCAA